GTGGAAGGAGAAGTATTATGGCTGGAAACACCACCACCAAGAAGCAGTACAACGACCGCTACGACAACCCCGTCAAGGCCGAAGCACCGAAGACCGCCAAGTTCAGTAACCGCCCCGGCGACTACGCAGGCGAGATGGCCGGGGCCAAGGCCCTGCAAGCCGCCAAGCCGATGAACATGGGCGCCCCTGCGAAGATCGGCGGCCTGGATGGCTTGTATGACGACATCGGCGAGAAGTCCGGCTTCATCACCGAGGGCTACCTGGACAAGCAGGGCACCCCCTACGGTGAGGGCGCTAAATTTAACTTCTTGCCGCCCGGTATGGACATCAGCAACCAAGAGAACGCAGAAATCCACGAGATGCCCCTGCGTAAACTCACGGCTGAGTCCTACCCCGGCGATGGCTGGATGCCCGCCCCGCGCGACATCCCTGAGTGAGCTGAGCTTCCGTAGCCTGAGTGAGCTGAGCTTCCGTAGCCAGAGAGGGCCCCGGCAGTGCTGGGGCCTTCTTCCAAGGAGAAAACCATGCATCCGTTGCAAGAGAAATTTCAGGTAACCGTTCCTGCAAAGAACGATGAAGCGCCCGATGCTTGGGTGTTCCCCGCACCTACGCGCAATAAGACCCGCCGTGGCCCGTCTGCGATCAACGAGGTCGACGGTGAGAAGTTCAATTTTCTGCCCCCGGGCATGGAGTTGGACAACCAGACGCACACAGAGATCAACAACATGCCGCTCTCCATGGCCGGAGCGTCGGATGTCAGCGCTGACACCAACAGCCAGTCCTTTGCGGAGGGCTTTACGCGCCGCCGCATGAAGGGCAGTGACGATCAGTACACTGGCGAGCACGTTGACCACTTCTACGGCGATGCGGGTGGCTTTGCCGAGCGGAACAACTACCTTGACCGGGAGTAACGAGAATGAAATTTGACCCCAGCAAACCCCACGGTCTGGTCTATGGAGACCTGAAGGTGCGGTACGTCCAAGACGGGCATCATTTTGATGCGGCTGGGCGTTGCCTTGACCCGGCTACCGAGGCTCCTAAAGTCCCCAGTAAGAAAACTCCGGCACCTGCTCCAGCGCCGGAGGCCGTGGCACCGGAACCCACGCCCGCCGCAGTTGATGATGCAGCCGTCGCCTTCTTGAAAAACATCCTTAAAGATGGCCCGCTGACCAAGGCCACCATCTATAAGGTGTGCAGTGATGAGAACCAAGTGTGGGATGACGTCAAAAACGCCGCCGCGCTGCTGGGCGTGCAAAAGACCCCACAAAAAGGCCAGGAAGTCTGGAAATTACCTGCCTGACCCTAGCGGCGGGTGCTACAATGCCCTTACCACTAGTTGACAGGAGTAGACATGGTCTGGGACATCAATGCGCCCTATAAGGCAGAGTCGAAGAAAATCGTCTGGGAAGTAGCTCCGTACCTCCGCGGTCGGGGCTTAGACATTGGTGCGGGGGATTTTAAGATCCTTCCCCACGCAATCAGCGTCGACAACATGAACCACGAGCAGTTCGGGTTCAGCGTTAAGCCCGATATTCTTGTGGAAAGCGCTGAGAAGCTAGACGTCTTCGGCAGCCAGACCATGGACTTTGTGTACAGCAGTCACACGCTGGAGCACATCAGCAATTACGAGGGCGCACTGCGGGAGTGGTGGCGGCTGGTCAAGCAAGGTGGGTACCTCATCCTGTACCTGCCGGACGAAGATCAATACCCCAAGGTGGGCCAGCCCGGGGCCAACCCCGACCACAAGTGGGACGTGAGCTACGGCAAGGTCATCGCCGCAATGAATGGCGTTGCCGGGAACTGGGACCTCATCGACTACCAGAAGCGCAGCCAAGACGACGAGTACAGCCTGTTCTTCGTCTTCAAGAAAATCAGTAAGAGCAAGCCCGCGCATAGCTGGATGGACCCCAAGCCCGAGAAAACCGCGTGCGTCGTGCGGTACGGTGCGTTCGGGGACTTGATGCAGTCCTCCAGCGTGTGGGCAAGTCTTAAAGCCCAAGGGTACCACGTCACCGTATTCAGCTCCGAGCCTGGAGCGGACGTCATTAAGCATGACCCCCACATCGACAACCTTGTGCTCTTTGACAAGGATCAGGTGCCCAATGCCAATCTGCCGGATTTTTGGGGCTACCAGAAAAAGAAGTTTACCAAGTTCGTCAACCTGAGTGAGTCGGTGGAGGGCACGCTGCTCTCCATGCCGGGGCGTACCCTGCACTACTTCCCGCCCAAGCTGCGCCACGAGTTGATGAATCACAACTACCTCGAGCTCCAGCACAAGATTGCCGGAGTGCCTTTTGCTCTGCTGAGCAAGTTTTATGCCACGCCTGAGGAGAAGCAGTGGGCACGCAAAGAGCTTGACCGTGCGGGCAAAGGTCCTGTGATTCTCTGGTCTCTGGCCGGTAGCTCAGTGCATAAAACATGGCCCGGGCTGGATAGCGTTATTGCCGCCCTGCTGCTAAAATACCCCGAGGCACGGATTGTATTAGTCGGAGGCCCCGAATGCGTGATTCTGGAACAGGGTTGGGAAAAAGAGTCGCGCGTGTGGTTAAGATCTGGAAAGTGGACCATCCGCCAGAGTCTTGCCTTTGCGCAAGTGGCAACCTTAGTGATTGGCCCCGAAACTGGCGTTCTCAATGCCGTTGCCTTCGAAGCTGTGAAGAAGATTGTGTTCCTCTCCCACAGCACAGTGACCAACCTGACCCGCGATTGGACTAATTGTGTCTCTCTATTCTCTGAGAATACCAAGTGCAACGGTCGTGGCGATAACGAAGCTCCCGCTTGCCATCAGCTGCACTACGGCTGGGATTTCTGTACCCGGGACCCTGAAACTCACTGCGCCCAGTGTCAAGCCGACATCTCGACGGACGCCGTATGGTCCGCAGTTCAAGACGCCTTGGAGGCTCCGTAAATGAGCACTAGCGGCAGCTACTCATTCAGCGTTACGCGTGACGACATCATTCGTCAGGCGATGCTGAACATCAAACGCCTAGACCCGGACGACGCCCCTAGCCCCTCCGAGCTTAATGACTGCGCCCGTGTGCTGAACATGATGGTCAAGCAGTGGATGGGCAAGACGGACTTTGCTCCGGGCCTCAAGGTGTGGACGCGAGCACGGGTCCACGTCCTGCTGAATGGCAGCGGCAACGGGTACACCCTTAACCAGACGGCGCAGGGTGTAACCACCGTGCTAAACGTGGGCACAGTGGCTTCAAACGCCGCTCAGAGCGCCGCTAGCGTGGTGCTGGCTGGGCTGGTACCCGTGGCGGGGCAAACGCTGGCCCTACAGGGCACCGATGGCAATTTGGAGTACTACACCATTAGCTCCGTAGCGGGGCAAACTGCCAGCATCACCCCCAGTTTGACAGTCGCCGTCAATGCGAATGCGGCTGCCTATATGTACGCTGCTGCCTCCGTGCCCCCGGCGCTGCTGGAGATTGAGTCGGCCATCTTGCGCGACAACACGAACAGCGACACTCCACTCCGCATCTTTACCGTGCAGGACTGGGACATGCTGCCCAACAAGATGGACCCCACTAATCAGGGAGACCCCATCGGCATTCTGTACGAGCCCGGCATCAACCAAGGCGTGCTGTGGACAGACTGTGGCTCTTGCCAAGACGTTAGCAAGCACATGATCCTCACAGGCTTTCTGCCCGTGCAGGACTTTGTCAACCCGTTAGACAACCCGCAATACCCGCAGGAGTGGTACTTGGCGCTGTGCTGGGGGCTGGCTGAGCAGATTAGCCCGATGTTCGGGGCTAACTGGGGTCAGAAAGAGGAGTCTCTGAAGCACAACGCCATCATGATCGCCCGCAATAAGGGGTCTGAGATCAGCTCGATGTACTTCCAGCCGGGGGCAGAAGATTGAAGCCTGTACCCCTATTCGGCTCTGGCGTTCAGTCCTACAGTAACGCGGTCAGCCGCCAACGTAGGTTGAACGTCATGTTTGATATCAGAGCTGATAAAGACCGTGGCTCTGGTGTGGTGGCGGTAGGCACGCCGGGGGCTGCGCTGTGGGTGAGCTTGCCCACGTTCCCGATTCGTGGATTCCACGTGGTTAACGGCACGCTGTACGTGGTGGCGGGGCAGATTCTGTACTCCATAACCTCAGCAGGAGTGTATACGGTGCTGGGTGTTCTGCCAACGGCTAACAGCCCCGTGAGTATGGACGATAACACCATCCAGCTCGCCATTGTGGACGGAGTGGCTGGGTACATCTACACGTTCGCCACGGCTACGCTCAGTAAGATTACGGACTCCAACTTCCCGAATGGGGCGACGAGCATCGCGTTTCTTAACCAAGTGTTTTATGTGAACACGCCTAATACGCGGCAAGTCGCGCAGAGCGCGGTGCTGGACGGCACCACTTGGACTAGTCAAGGAGTCCCCATCTTCGCTACGAAAGAAAGCTCTAGCGACAACCTTGCCGCCGTAGCCGTGTACAACGGGGTGCTGTTCTTGCTGGGGAACAACACTACGGAAGTGTGGGCCGATGTAGGAACCTCTCCGTTCCGTAGCCAGTTGATCCCGGGCACTGCCCAGAACTGGGGCTTAGC